CTGGCCGTCCGGTCGTGCCAATCCCGGGTTCAGCAGTGGGGCCGGGCGAACCTCTCCGGGCGGTCAGGACTCGCGCTTCAGCACCAGCTTCTGCCGGGGTTCATAGCGGCGCAGCATCGCGGTGAACTCGGCGATCACCTTCTCCTCGCGGAACACCGCCTCGCCCAGCGCCATGGCCAGAAACTCCAGCACGCAGCGGGCCGCCAGCCCAGCATCGCCCCTGGTCAGCGCCAGCGCATCCCGGAAACACATATCGAGCCAATCCCGCCGCCAGTTGCCCTCGGGCAAGGTGGGACCTTGGGCCATCGCCTTGAGCGCGGCCCCGAAGCTGGCCTTCTCGACCACCTGCAACGGCACCAGCGGCGGCTTCGGCTTGGCCATCTCAGTCAGCCGCAAGCTGGACCGGGACCGTCTTCTGCGGACGGTATTGCGCCATCTCGCAGCTTGCCCATTGCACCGTCGGCAGTTGGGTCGGCTGCCCGCCGATGAGCCGCCGCAGGTCCTCGATCACCGCGCCCTGGCGGAGCGTGTCGTCGGTCACCACCACCGCAACGACGAATTTGACAATCTTCATCGGGTCCGCTCCCGCCGATGCCACGCCGCCGAGCGTGGCACACTATCGCCGCCGCCGCCAAACCCGCCGCCATTACCACCGGACGGCGAGGACGAGAGCTTGACGCCGACGCCACCCGCCCCGCCCATCTTCATCCCGGCACCCATGCCGCCTGCTTGCCCGCCGCCCGGCCCACCCGGTGCGCCGCCCATCCCGGGCGGCATGCCCTCCTGGGCTTCCCACGGCGGCGGCTGCTCGTCGGCGTCCTCGATGTCCTCGTCGGTGATGTTGGTGAACCTGCCGGTGATAATGCTGCTTTGCTTGAGTTCCTTCATCGCCATCGCGGTCGAGATGATGCCCGCGTTGTGCGCCGCCACCACGGTCTCGCAGTCGCGCTGCGCCAGTTCCGCCTTCTCCTTCTCCGACAACTCGGAAATGCTCTTGAACTGGAAATTCCACGTATCCGGCGGCTGACGGCCCAGCACCGATTGCCACATCACCTTATAGACCCGCGTCAAGGGGCGTCTGAGCCTCGACTCCTGCTGGGCGTTGATCAGGTAGTCGTATTGGCGGAAGTCACTCTCCCCGGTCGCGTTCATCCCCGACGGCGATTGCCCGAACAGCCGCACCATCGGGATGCCCAAGGCCCCGGCGATCTGCTGGCCCAGCAACTGCAACGTATCGGCCAGCCCCGCGAAGCTGTAGGTCAGCGCCTCGACCTCGTCCTCGCTGTCGATGACCGACATGCCCTCGTTGGACTGCAACATCCGCATCATCTCGACCGACTTGAGGAACTTCTCGGCCAGGGCGGGCGTGTCGGACGCCATGATGGCGCGGTAGCCCTTGACCTTGTAGACCCGCACATAGGCCCGGAATAATAGCTGGGCGGTGCCGAGGGTGCCGGAATCAAACGCCAGCAACCGGTCATAGAGTCGCTCTAGGATCGACATGCCCCAGCCGTTTTCGGCCAGCCTTTGTCTGAACGGTAAAGTAACGCCGTCCATCCGCAGCACCCGGCTGTAGTGAATTCTCTGGCGCGGCATGTAGGGCGCGGTCGCGATCATGTCGTAGTAGCGCGGCATGCCGTAGTCCGGGCCGTAGTCGAGCACGAGGTCGGAGAAGGTCGGCTGCACCATCCAGCGGTCCACCGGCATGAACCCCTTCAGCCCGTCCTCGGGCACCGTCTCGGGGTCCAGTTCGTCCTCCATGTTCTGCCCGTCCACCATCATCACCATCAGGCAGCCGCCGTAGAGCCGCGCCCAGCGGATGGTGTCGCACAGGTTCTGCCACAGGCAGAGGTCCTGTTCCGCGCGCAGGAGTTCCTCGATATCGCCGGGGTCGGTCTCCGAGTTCATCTGCACGCCGCAGCGGGTCATGTCCTCGGCCACCACGTCGCAGCCGACGCCGACGATCCATGAGCCGCGATAAGCCCACTCGGTGAGTTGTTGCAGGCGTGAGATCGGATAGAACCCATAGGTACTGCCCGACAGGAGATTGCCGGTGCCGAGGCCGTAGCGGGCGGCGAAGTTCTGCAAGCTGTCCGAAGTGTGGGTCAGCTTGCTCACCACCTCAGTCACCTGATCGGTGGTCAGCCGTCCCAGGCGGTCGCGGTCTGAGCCCGCCGGGATGCGGATGGTTGGCCGCTGCGGGGGATTATCGGACATGGTATGATTCCCCCATGGCGAAGGTGATCGGATTCACCGGCACACGGCGCGGCATGACGACGCGGCAGGTCGAGACGCTGACCAAGCTCCTGCGCGGCGGGATCGCGACACTGCACCATGGCGGAGCCTTGGGGGCCGACCGCGAGGCGGTGGGCATCGCCGAACGGCTGGGCATCGCGTGCGTCGGGCATGTGCCAGCCGAGCACAACCCCAAGGCACTGCTGGCGCGCAACCACGACATCGTCGCTGCCGTGGACGGACTGATCGCCGCCCCACACGGGATCGAGGAGCAAGCGCGGTCGGGCACCTGGGCGACGGTGCGCTATGCCCGCGCGGCGAGGAAGCCGGTCGTCATCATCTGGCCGGATGGAACCTTGACCCGTGAGTAAGGGCGGTAATCGGTTCTTCCCGACAAATATCAGCCGGACTCGACTCCGGGTCTCGTGATACGCGCGTCGTGATAAGCGCACGGACTTCGAGATGACGGAGCGGCATCTGGCGTGGATCAGGTCGCAGCCGTGCTGTGTTCCGGGCTGCGGGCTACAACCGGTTGAGGCGCACCATGTCAGGACGGCGGCCAATTCCGGCACCGGGCTGAAGCCGTCGGACTGGGACACCGTGCCGTTGTGCCATATCCACCATTTCGCGCTGCATGCGCGGGGCAGGGCCAGCTTCGAGGCCAAATACCGGGTCAGCCTGGAGGCGGTGATGCTGTTCTGTCAGGCCGCGTCGGGGAGTGAGATGCCATGAGGCGAGGTCACAGTTTCAGCCACAGCGCCAAGCTCCCCTGGGCGATGACGTTGAACGCCCTGGAGGTTGAGTCCGCGTCGTCGTCGTGGATGCCGTCGAGCGGGAAGGATTCCAGCGTGGCGAACCAGCGCTCGTTCCAGGGGCCGCGCTTGACCAAGACGTTGCCGTGTTCGGCCTGGGCGCTGAACGGGCTGAACCTCGTCACCTTGTCGCCGGTCTCCGGGCTGGAGTCGACCGGCCATCCGGCCAGGAGGCGGACGTATTGGGCGATCTGGCTCTTGCCTGCCTGCCCGGGGTCTTGCGGCAGCGCGACGGTGCAGGCGTAGCCGTCCTGGGAAGCGGTATTGAGCACGGTGCGCTCGACCTCGGCGGGCGAGCCCCGCAGGTAGATGTGGTCGAGCACCACGTAGGTGCCGTCCGGGGTAACACCGAGCTTGGTGCCGGTGGTCCAGTCGGGGTCGCTCTCCGGGGACTCTGGCGTGGCGGCGAGGTCCCAGCCCCGGCACTCCTGAAGATGGGCGGGTGGGATGTCGACCACCTTGACCCAGGAGCGGCGGAACAAGAGGCCGCCTGCGGGCCTGATTTTCCAGTTGCCGTTGAGTAATCTCTCCCGTTCGACCCCCGGCAGCATCATCAGATTGCCCAGATAGTTGGGATCGGAGCGCATCAGGGCCGGGTTGTCGGCTAACCGGGCGGCGATGAAGGTGAACGACTTGATGGTCTCCGGGCTTCTGCCGGTGGCGGCGATGGCCTCCTGCTTGCTGTCGAACCAGATCAGTTCGTCGGCGGCCCCCCGGATGAAGTAGCGCAGGATGCCGCTGCGTTCGGGGATCGGATAGCCGGTCGAGGGGTTCCACCACCATTGGATCAGGTCGGCGACGAAGCTTCCGGCATCCGCGTTGCAGGAGGCCCGGACATAGGGGCGGACCCCGGAGAGAGTGCGGTTGCGGGACAGGAGATACCACCACTGGTGGCGGGTGAAGGTGGTCAGTTCGTCGAAGAACAGGCCCGCGACCTGGGAGCCGTGCCAGCCATAGATGTCGTTCTCATGTTCGAGATGGGCCAGCTTGACGGTGCCGTAGCCGGGCCATCGCCAGAGCAGGTTGTGGGAGACCGGGATGCCGTTGGCGTGGGGGTAGAGCTTCAGGGTCTCGTCCCACAGGCCGCCGGGTCGGCGCACCTCGACCGTGGTGCGGCGGAAGATGACTGAGTCGAACCCCGGCTTGGTGGCGGGATAGCGCATTGCCTCCAGGCAGAGGCCGTAGGTCTTGCCCGAGCCTGCCGCCCCGCCGTAGAGCGCGATGTCGGCCTCGGATTCAAGGAAGTCGGTCTGCGGCCCCGGTTGCGGGGCAATGTAGCGGGTGCTCACTTTAGGCGGCCTTGTCCTCGCCGTTGGGTTTCTGGTGCTCGATCTGGGCCGGTTCGTCGCGGTGGTTGGGCGGCAGCGCGAACATGACGTTGTTGGTGACCTCGGCCTCGGCGGGCGCGCCGAGCGGCGGGATGACGGTCTCGCCCTGCTGGGTGATCACCTGACCGGGGATGGCCACGGGGAGAATCGCGGGGCGGCGGTTATAGACCTCGGGCCGGTGCGATTTTAACCAGAAGATCTGGGCGATGGTGTTGCCGTTCATGCCGTCGCGATAGAGACGGGCTTCCATCGCATCGGTGATCTGCTCCACCGCCTCGTCCCATTCGGCGTGGAATTCCGGGTCGTCGGCGCGCCACGCATACATGGCGTTTTTACTGACCCCGATATGCAGGGCGGCCTCATAGATCGAGGCACCATGCCGCAGGGCCTTCAGGAAGGCGGCCCGTCTTTTGGGCGTCCTGATCGTTTTATTTGCCATCGCGATTTATGTTCCGGCTGTTGATTTTTTCCTTGACAGTCGGGACCGGGTCGGCTATCTCTGCGGCACCGGCCCGTGGTGGGTCGGGTGACTGCCACGAGGACTACTCCTGATGCCCAAGCTCTCCAAGACCGAAGCCAAGATCGTGGCCCGCCTCGCGGTGGTCGACCGCTACAGCGCCTCCAAGGGCGTCGGGCGTGGCCCGAAGGGCGGCCACATCGACAGCGGCCATCGCGAGTTCGACGCCTGTGTGGCGCTGATCCGCAAGGGCCTCGCCCGCGAACTGGCCCGCACCAGCTACCGCGTCACCGCGCGCGGCCATACCGAATATGTCTCCGACATCACCATCGAACTCATGGGGGGCTGACCGATGCTCGTCATCCGCACCGTATTCGTCGACGCCACCGCCGGGTTCACCGAGGTGACCGATCCCGAGGTCATCTCGGGGCTTGTGGCGCAGGACTTCTTCGACCGTGACCTCACCGAGATCGCCCGCGAAGCGCTGTCCCCGTTCGCCGCCGTCTACCTGCTGACCTGGGCCTATCGCGGCCCGGACAAGGCGGGCATCGGCGTGCGCGCCTCGGTCGAGGAGGGCTGAGCCATGAAGGTCACCTACCACAAGGACGGCAAGGTCCGGGTCGACGGCGTGCTGGTCGCGACGTGGAAGCGGTCCAGCCTGCCCGCCTGGATGGCCCCGGCAGAGTGGACGTTCCGCGATGTCTATACCAACAAACTCCACCGCACGACGGCACCCCGCCGGTCATTTGACCTGACCGCGCAGGCGATCCTGGCCCGGGTGCTGAAGGAGAACGAGGCGATGACCAAGGGCGGCGGCCCCAAGCTGTTGCGCGAACTGTTCATGCTGAAACTGAGAAAGGACTGACCGATGGCACGCCTTGACAAACTGCTGGTGACGTTCGCGCCCAACGAGGCCGCCGAACTGATGGACCTGTTCAAATGGGCCAAGGGCCAGGGCTACCACGCGTTCAGCGAGCACGCCAAGAAAAACGGCGTCGGCCTGAACCTGCGCGTGGCCGCCGCCAAGCTGGCGGTGGTGACCCGCCGCCCCGACTGGGAGTGCTGAGCCATGATGATCGCCAATCCCGACAAGGACCCCGACCCGTTCACCCCGGAGACCCTGGCCGCCTGCGTCAAGGCGGTCGAGGCGCTCCGCAACCAGTATCTGTTCGACATCGACGAGGCGGGTGCCGACCCGGTGGCCGAACAGCACTACCTGACCGCGCTGGCCACCCTGGAGGTGGCGCGGCAGCACTTCGCCCTGGCGCGGCTGTTCCAGACCCGCGCCCTCGCTCGAAAGGACTGACCGATGAAGGCAATTCGCATCGGGGATGAGACCAGCCCCGTCAAGCTCACCCTGGAACCGGCGCGGTTCCTCAACCAAGCCGACAGGCCGCCCCATGCGGGGCATCTGCGGGTCCACAACGACGGCTCGTTCCAGTCGATCACCCTGGACGCCGCCGATCTGGAGATCCTGGCTATGGCCTGCACGGTGCTGGCCGCCGAAATCAACCAGGGGGAGGACGAATGAGAACCCGGATTGTCGAGGACGCGCCCGGCTGGGTGACCGTCACGGCTGACAACGTCTTCGGCCAGATCGAGGCGACCACTTATTTCGTCAATGCGGGCACTGGCCCGCGTTACGTCCGGGTGTGGGACGACAGCCGAGGCCACCCCCAGGTCTGCGAGATGCTGGCCTTTCGGGGCAATACTCTGATGGCGACACGCGAGACCCTGCTGGCGGTGATCCGCCGGGAGTGGCGGCGTATGCGCGACTACGACCGACGCGGAGGATTTTAACCATGTGGGTGCTGATGAACGACAGCTTCCTGTCGATTGTGTGCGACCCCGCGCGGCCCACCGAGTTGCTGGTGCGGGCGCGCAAGCGGGCCGACATCGCCGTGGTGTTCCCCGAGGCCAAGATATCGCTGACCCCGAAACGCGACTACCGGTGGCGGACCTACCTGCCGCGCCGCGCGGTGGCCAAGGCAATCGCCGCCCAGGTCCGGGCGATCGACTATCCGAACTTCAAGAACTCGGTGACCGACCCGGCCCGCCATACCGCCTACTCGCGGATCTGGCATATCATGTGGGACTGGGCGCTGGCCCCGGCCCGGCGGCCCATCGCGGAGCCGGTGGCGCAGCCCGACCTGCCCTGGTGGCAGGAGCCGCTGAGCGCCTGGGGCGACGCCGACGACCAAGACTGGGATGGCCGCTGGGGCGACCGGAAATAATCGCCGGGACCGTCAGAAAAATATTGCCAGCCGGGGACGGTCCTGGCATTCTTCACCGCACCGGACGGACAGGTCCGGGGGACTACCAAGGAGGGTCCGGTGACACACCGCAGCTACCTGCTTCTCACCACCAGCCAGAGCAATGGCCGCGACCTGTGCCACGCCATCCTGTGGGGCTGGCGCGCGATCCGGGCCGAGTTCGGCGAGGCCGCGCTCCGCTCCGCCCCCAAGGACATCGCGGCACGGCTGGACCGGACGATCATCACGGCGGTGACCGAGGCCGCCGAGGCTGGCCTGCGCGGCCAGGGGCTTCTGCTCGCGGCGGTGGCCAAGCTCGATCACATGGCGACACAAGCAAAAGGACACTGACATGAATTGGGTATTCCGCGAGGGCGGCCTCGCCGACCTCTACGCCACCGACGGCATCTACAGCTACTCCATCGCGGTCGGCTCGATCCCGCCGACCCGCCAGCGCGACGGCCAGCCGGTCGGGCTGTGGGTCAAGCGCATCGGCCACGGCAACACCCAGTTCCGGCTGGTCGACACATACGCGACCCTCGGCTCAGCCCGGCGGGCCGCCGAAAAATGGCACCGGGCGACGCTGCGGCTACCGCAGCCTCGGCTGGTCGCCTGACGAGGTAGGGGTGCCAGACAGGAACCCATGCAAGGCCGCACATGGCGACATGACCAACCTCCCTCCCACGCTGTGTCCCCGATCAGTGTTCACGTGGCGTGGATGGGCAAACCAAGTCTGGGTAATAGCATTGCGGCAAGGTTGGTCAGCGGGCGTCCCTTGGGCCAGGACGCGGGGGTGCCTCCTTCACTCCTCCACATAGCCCGGTTAACTCTGTGATGAAAGGATCACGACCATGCCGTTCGACGGCACCTATCAAGACATGATGGCCAAGCACGGGTTCATCCCGGCCAACCATGAGCAACCGAAGTTCTTCCACGTCGAGGCGCGCCGCCTGTATGACGAGAAAGGCGTCGAACTGGACGGCTGGCGCAGGATCTACAACGCCGACCTCGACAAGACCCTCCACGTCGCCACCGACCGCTACGAACTGGTGACCAACGAGGACGCCTACGGGGCGTTCGAGGACGGCCTGAAGAAGTCCTCGCTCGACCTTACCGACATGCAGTTAGGCACCGACTTCTCCGCGTTCGGCGCGCGCTGCTTCCGCCAGTATGTGCTGCCCGCGCACATGGTCCGGGTGAAGCCGGGCGTCGATGTGGCGCTACGCTTCATCATGCTGAACTCGTACGACGGCTCGACCCGGTTCAAGGGCATGAGCGGGGCGTATAACTTCGTCTGCGCCAACACCTCGATCATGGGCAAGGACTACGCCTCGTTCTCGTTCGTCCATCGCGGCGCGATTGATCTGGAGACGGCGGTGGCGGGGCTGGTGAAGGCCGCCGAGGAGCACGTCCAGGGCGGCGAGCGGTGGTCGCTGTGGCCGCGCATCGCGATCTCCGACCAGCAGGCCATCTCCGCCTGCAAGGCGCTGCCGGGGACGCTGGGCGGCGGCCACGGGGCGACGCCGAAGTCCACCATCGACCATCTGGTCCACGCCTACCTGACCGCGCGGGACACCGACGGGGTGCAGGGCGGGCCGAACCTGTGGACGCTCTACAATGTGTTCACCGCGTGGTCGACCCACGGCGAGGTGCTCAACGTCGAGGGCGGCCTGGGGCAGGCCAAGTTCGACCGCGAGCGGCGGGTCGCCGCCCTGCTGGACACCAAGGCGTGGAAGGCGCTAGAAGCGGCCTGAACAGACACTACAGGACACATCCTGACGGGGGGCTTCGGCCCCCCTTTTCTTTGTTATGCCGCCATCCGCGCGGGCATGCCATAGCGGACGCACCGGCCATACTCGTGCTGGGCGCGGTGGATGTCGGCGGCGGGGGCATCGGCCTCTTCGAGGTCCAGCACCTTGCGGCGCTTCTTCACCACCGCCCTGAGCCACGCCGCCAGCGGGCGGTCGATCATCGCCTCGCCCCGGTCCAGTTCCACCACCTCGCGGATGTCGCGGCGGGCGTAGCGGGCGAGGTCGCCCCGGGTCCAGCCGAGGAACCTGAGCAGGCTGATCATCTCCTGATGCCGCATCGCCTCCGGGACGGTCAGGGTCAGGTCGAGTATTTGTTCCGTCACTCAATTTCTTCCTTGACAAATAATCCCGCCCCGGCTATCTTCCCGGCTACCGGCAACTCCGCCGGGAGACTGCCATGAGGATGACCCGCGATGTTCACCACCGACGCCAATCTGGCCCTCACCGCCCTGGAGGCGGCGCTTCCCAAGCTCTCCCTCAAGGATGCCTCGTTCGCCAAATCGCTGCTCGGTCAGGCGATGGATAAGGGTTCGCTGTCCGAGAAGCAAATGTTTTGGGTGAAGAAGCTCGCCGCCGTGCCCGCCCAAGGACCCGTGGCCCCCGCTGCGGTGGAATATTTCCCGGCCATCGTGGCGCTGTTCGACAAGGTCGCGGGCAAGTTCCCGGCCATCGTCTACCAGGGCGAGGCGGGGCCTGCGTTCCGCCTGTCCCGCGCTGGGGCCAAGGCCAAGGAGCCGGGCTCGATCAATGTGTGCGACACCGGCAAGTCGTTCGACACCCGCGTGTGGTATGGCCGGATCAGCCTGGACGGCAAGTTCACCCCGTCCGCGAAGGTCGAGGCCGGTGAGATGGCGGGCGTGGTCGCGGCGCTCAAGGTGTTCGAGGCCGACCCCGCCAAGGCGGCTGCCGAGTATGGCCACAAGACCGGCAATTGCTGCTTCTGCGGCTTGCAGTTGGACAACATGGCCTCGGTGGCGGTGGGCTACGGGCCGGTGTGCGCCAAGAAGTGGGGCCTGCCGCACAGCTACAGCGGCAAGTTCGTGGCGGAGGCGGTGTGATGGCATCACGCAAGGAACTGGTAGGGGCGCTGGGCGCGCTCCTACGCCGCCTGGAGGCCTGCAAGCGGCTGGACGAGGTGCTAGGCGGCACCAGCCACGTCAACGCCGTCCGCGTGTTCGCGAGCGCCGCCAGGGGCAACGTGGCCCCCCTGCCGTGGACCCCGCTGAAGCGGCTTCGCGACCGCATCCCGACCGAGAAGAACATCGCC